GCGGCACATAGAGACGCAAGAAAGAGAGCAAGTTAGTGGCAATATTTAGAGGCGGTAAAAGATTAGGGCCATTTGATATCAGAATTGGTCTACCACGTGGACGTGAGTACGATAACATACCAGGTGATCCTAGATTAAAACAAAGAGCAAATCCAGAAACTACAATCAATAGATTTAGATCAGCACTTGCTAAGGGTGAGGGCGTTGCTCGTAATACTAGATTTCTTGTCAACATACAATTACCAAAAGGCGGTGCGTTACAAGAAGCAATCGCACCATTATTCTTTGGGGCAGATGAAGCAGGACAAGAAGTATCTGGTGCTACTGGACAAAAGTTGGGCGATACATTATCTTATGAGAAAGACTTAGCACCTGCTGTCGCTTTAATGTGTACAAACATTACAATGCCTGGTAGAACAATCAATACAAGCCCATATCGTATTGCTGGTGCGCCGTATAAATATCCTACACAAGTTCAATATGCTGATATAACAGCAACGTTTATAGGTGACAAGTTTTTAAGATTGCGTTCATTCTTCGAAGCATGGCAAAACACAGTTTATAACAATCAAACTGGTATGTTTAATTTTTATGAAGAATATGTTTCGCCAATAGATATTTTTCAGTTAGGACAATTTGAAAGTCTTAACGATAGAGACAGTGCTACTTACGGTGTTAGATTGAGAGAATGTTTTCCAACAGCAATCAATCAAATACAGTATGATAGTGGTAATCAAAATCAGTTTGTTGCGATAGAAGTTGTTTTCGCATATAGAGATTGGTTAAACTTTAATTTAGATATAGACAGCACCGGCAAAGTTGGTGGTCTATCATCTGGTGTAGTGAAAGCAGGCGGCGGCATCTTTAGTAGTTTGCCACCTGAATTGAGACGAACCGGTAGAAACGTTATCAATCAGTTGAAACGTAGTATACCAATTGGTAGAGTATTTGGAGGTAAAATTTTTCCACCAATTACTTTTTAATTATAAGGAGATATTATGGCTTTACCAAAGTTGAATACTCAAAGTTTTGAGTTAACTGTGCCTAGCACAGATGAGAAAATAAAATATAGACCTTTCTTGGTCAAAGAGGAAAAAGTTCTTCTACAAGCAAGAGAGGGTAGTCAGGCAGAACAGTTTGACGCTTTAACGGACGTGATACAAAGTTGTACGTTCAATAAGATTGATGTTAAGAAATTACCATCATTTGATATTGAGTATCTCTTTCTGAAAGTTAGAGCAAAAAGTGTGGGTGAGAAAGTTACATTAAATCTGGCATTTCCGGGTGATGAGAATGTAAAAGTACCTACAGTTATCGATCTTATGAAATTAGAAGTTCATATGGACGATGATCATACAAACAAAGTTGACTTGACAGATAGTGTATCTGTTATTATGCAATATCCTACAATGGCAACATTTAGTGGGGTTGATGTGACTAAGATGACTAGTGATAATGCGATCAAACTAACAATGGATTGTATTTACCAAATCATCGATGGTGTAGAAACATATGAAGCGGCTGATATATCTGATAAAGAGTTGCGTGAGTTTTTAGAAAACTTAACACAGGAGCAATTCACAAAGATACAAAACTTCTTTGTTACTATGCCAAGAGTGAAACATACTGCTACATTGACACACCCTAAAACTAAGAAAAAGGGCAAAGTGACAATAGAGGGTATACAAAGTTTTTTTTAATATGCCTCTCGCATATTAATTTAGAATATTATTATGAAATAAATTTTAAATTGTTGATGATTGATAAGTTTTCTTTGACGTTGAGCGACATAGAGAACATGTTACCTTATGAGCGTGAAGTCTATTTAACTTTATTGAATGAACATATCAAAGAAGAAAATAGACGAATGAGAGAGGCTAAACAACAAAGGGGATAAAATGGCTGACGATATAAAGACAGTAGATAAAGAAGTTGCGGCGAAAGACGTAAATGGTGATGGACACATTTCTAAAGAAGAAATGGATTTAGATATAGAGTTTAAGCGTAAACGTTTAGAAGACGAGGACGCTATGAGAGATGCTCAAAGAAAGATGACATGGTTTGCTTTAGCAGGACTATTGTTATATCCAATCGCTATCGTTGTGGCAACTATTGCTGGGTTAGAACAAGCAAGTAAAATACTTGGTGACATGGCACCTACATATTTTGTTGCTGTTGCTGGTATTGTTGCGGCCTTTTTTGGATCACAAGCACTTAAAAAGAAATAAACTATGGCTGAAGAATTTAGTAAATTAGTAGAGCAGACAAAACTCAATAACGATAAACAAGATAGAGTTATTGATCTATTAGAACAGGCAAATAAACCTGAACCTAAAAGAGAGTTACAAAGAGCATCTAAAGATGAAGTTGATGCTGAATATGATGTATTAAAAAAAGGCAACATATTCACAGTTGCTTACAATAGACTTTCTGGTATTGATAGAGCAGACGATATACTTTCAAAAGAACTCACACCAGCACAAGTTAAAACCAATGCGATGCTCGATGATTTAACTAATAAAAATATACAGCAAAATGAAACATTAAATAAAATTGGTGCCGCTCTCTTCATTGGATTAGAACTAGATAGAAAGTTACAAAACGCAACACAAGATCAGTTACTACTCGCTAGTGATCAATTTGATTATGAGAAGAAACAAGATAATGAAGAAGAAAGAAATAGATTACTAGACAAAGATAAAGATAAACCAACGACTGGCTCTACTACATCTGGTGACGATAAAGGCGGTTCGTTCATGTTTGGTGGTTTAGGCGCTCTTGGTAATATACTTGGACTTACTGCTCTCACATTAGGTGGTTCTTTATTAGGTGTTAAGATGTTACAAGATCCAGAGTTTAGAGATAAAGTCTCTGGTTTATTCAAAGCGATTGGTAACGTATTTAATATTATTGTAGATGAAATATTTACACCACTTTTTCCTGTATTGAAAGCGATTGCTGAGTTTAATATATTCTTACTTACAAAAGCATTTGAATTTACTGGTAATGCTTTATCAACACTAGCAGACTTTGCCAAAGATATAGCGGCATTAGAAAGAGATGATCAAATCAGACTTGCTTTACTTAGTTCAGGCTCAGCAGAAATTTTAAGACGTAGTTTACCAAGATTACTAGGGCCTAACGGACCAGTTGGTGTTATTAATAGAGCATTATTTGGCACACCAACAATGACTGGTGCTGGACAAATTACAAGACAAGGTGGTATATTTAATAGTATACTTAGAATATTCAGACCATTAATTAATTTAGCAGGTGGTATAATGACGTTTGGTGTTGTAAAAAACTTTACTGGACTATTTGGTGCGACAGGGACTAGAGTTGGTAGATTTATGACATCTATCAGTAAGTTGTTTTTGCCACTTACAATCGCTTTAGCGGCCTATGAAGCAATACAAGGATTTATAGATAAGTTTTTTGAAACAGAAACAGTTGTTGGTCCAGCAGGCATGACAATGCAACAAACACCACCAATGATAAGACGAATTGTAAACGGTGTAGAGGGAGCGTTACTTGGACTACTTAAATCATTAGTTTACTACCCACTAGACTTTTTAAGAACATCAATCAATTATATCACAGAAAAATTATTTGGTGTAGAAATAATACCTAGTGATGCTGAAATACTAGGTGGTCTTAACTCTTTGTTTGAAAGTGTAGAGAAATTTTTTGATGACTTCGCTAACTTTGACGCTAGAGCATATATCAATGAAAACTTTCCTACTATTGCTAAAATATTAGACTTTATTCTTGGCACAGAAGTTGATGCGTTGATACCAGAAATAAAGGCGCAAAGAGCATTAGAAAGTCAAGTAGCAAGATTACAAAAAATAATAGATGATAACCAAGAAAGACTTGACAATGAAGACTTAAAACCAAAAACAAGAGAATACTTAGAGAATGAAATAGCAAAACGTCAGGAACAAATTAGAAACTTACCAGAATTACTAACAGCAGATGAAATTGTTGAACGTTTAATTAAATACCAAGATTTAATAGATGCTGATGCTGGTGGTGTAATTGGTACGAATGTGTTGGCTAATAGAATAGATTCGTTGAATGAATTATTGGCAGAACAAGGATTAGAATTACAGAATGTGAATGGTCAACCAGTAGTTGTTCAAACATCAAACAATCAAGTAAATAATAATCAAGGTAATACTGTGTCGATTGGAAAAGAAACTACCCCTAACGATACTACGTTTAATGCGTTACTAAATGCCGGTGGCGCAATATAGCAGGGGTAGTTAAGAATATCTAGGCCGTCTGATACCTAGGCGTCTTCATTAAGTTCGATAATGTTTTAATCTTTTGCTGTTTCGTCTGTTTCTTTAAGTTTTTCATTTTAGTTCTCCCTTTAAAATTAGACAACATTGTTGTCACTTGCCTCGATATCGTCATTTGATTTCTCCTGCGGTTTATAAATGGTGATAAGTTCTTCTTTACCTTTCACCTTTATCTTATCTACTTCAACTGATTTAATATCAACCAATTGTTCTTTCGTATAAGATGAATATAAAGTAGGTGTAACTTTATCATTACTATCTTTGTAATTTCTTGTTGCCGCTTCTAATCTTGCGGCCAAGTTTACAGCATCACCTATAACAGAATAATCTAATCTCATCTCACTACCCATGTTACCTACAATACATGTACCAGTATTAACACCTGAACCAATGTTAATATCTGGCAAACCTTTTTCTCTAAATTCTTTTTTAATTTTATCTGTTTCTTCAGCACACTCAATAGATGTCTTTACTGCCATCTCAGCATGATTTGGACAATCTAATGGTGCGTTCCAAAATGCCATAATACAATCGCCCATATACTTGTCTATTGTGCCACCATTTCGTAATACTATCTTACTCATTCTGTTTAGATAGTCATTGATAACATTGACAAGACCCTCTGGGTCATCATTGTTTTTATAGTATTCAGATATAGGTGTGAATCCTACAATGTCCATAAACAAGAAAGACATTTCTTTTCGTTCACCACCTAGTTTTAATTTTTCTGGATTCTTCACAAGTATTGCTACTTGTCTTGGATCTAAGTATTTCTCAAACTGTTTTCTGATTTGTTGTTTAAGTCTAAACTCTAATATGAAACGTAAGAATGTAGCATGAAAACCACATACCCATAATGTTAATAATATCCATGTAACATCTATTAATACTAATGTCTCAAAAGCAATTGTAAAGTAATTACCAATACCAAATGTAGCAATTAGTAAAGCAAGACCAATTACCCAGTATGGTGTATATCTCGTTAATACTATTATAACACAACCTACAAGAAAAGCAAGTGCTAATTCAATAAAACTATCATATCTTTTAATTGTCTCGCCATCTAATATTGTTTGTAGTGAGTTGGCACTTATGACGTAATCGTACTGTTCACCTGTTGGTGTAGCAATCACACTTGATAGACCCTCTGCCGTAAGAGCAAGTATAACTGTAGTCCCTGCCGCTTCATCAAAGTTATTACTTGCGGCACTGATTGTTTTAAACTCTTTATTCCAACGCAACCATATTCTTGCGTTGCTATCTGTATTGATTGTAGCATAAGCAGGCACTCTCATCGCTATTACACCAGTTTGATCTGCTTTAACTTGATAACTTGGATCACCAACTGCTGTTCGTATAATCTCTATCGCCATGTTAGGATAAACTTCTTCATCTATCTTCATCAATAATGGCACTCGTCTTGTAACACCGTCTATCTCTGGTGCTGTATTAATAGTGCCCACACCTGATGTACAATTAGCAAGTTCTGGTAATGGGCCAACCATGCCAGGCCATTCATATAAAAAGTCTAATGGGTTACCAATCTTAGCGACCCCTCTTGCTACAGGATTAGATGTTCTTTTTTGTACTGTACCAACTTGTGCTATAACTGTGCCGTATGTAAGTGTATCACAAAAATAATCATCATGTCCAAATCTATCTTGTTCGCTAAACAATATAGGCATAGCAATTATGCCAGTTTGTGATTGTCGTAAATTTACAATTAAGTCTGCTAATACATTACGAGGCCAAGGCCATTGACCATACTTCTCTATCGCTTCTTCATCTATTGTTACAATTGTTATATCTTGTGATGGTGTGATTTCTTCGTTACCTAAGACATAATCAAAAGACTTTAGTCTTAGTATCTCTTTGAATCCTGGATCTTGTAATCCTATATAAGTCAACAATACCAACGTAATAAAGGCAGTTGACCAATGGGTCAAATACTTCATATTAATATTTAGTTAAATTAGTTTTGATTGATGGTCATAGTACAAAAACTATGTCCACAGTAGAAAGTGCCTGAATAAGATTTATTGTTACCGGTTTGTGTAAAATACATTGATGATCCGTCACTTGTTCTACCATCAACATCTATATCAAGTGAATTATAATTACCTACTTGATCAATGTCTATAGTAAAATTATCCATACTTACAATATCAAAATCTATATCATTGTCTTGTCCATCTTGTAAAGAGTTGAAAGTACCACCATCTGTTAGATTGTCAATAGTCATATTCAAATCGTTAGCGTAACTAGGATTTGTCCAACATTGAAATAGAAGATAAAGCAGTATTCCTATTATTAGATATCTTATCATTTTTTCTACTATATACTTTCTTACTTTTAATAATCCGCTGTTTGTACTTCGGGCTTTTTAAGTCTCTTGCTATCGGGTTTCGTTTCTTCATCTTTTTGTCTTTGTTTCGTAATCTTTTTCATCTTTTCAATGTATCTACGATATACTGCCGCTTCTGCTGTTTTGCCCATAACTCTTGCTCTTTGTTCCATAGCAATCGCCGCTTGTATTTTGTGAGCATGTTTTTTGCCACTGTTTTCTATTTTCTTTACACTCGCCTCAGCGTCTTTTACAGTAGCAAATTTTAGTCCATGTATTGTGCCTTTTGGATTTTCGTCTGTGTATAAATCACTATGTTTTTTACTGCCCGCAGGTTGACCTTTTTTTCTAGGTATTCTTGCGTTCTTTTCTACAAACTGTTTAAAACTTAATACTTCCCACATTATTGATACTGCTCTATTGTTATTTCGTTATCTTGTCCACCAAGTTCAAAATCTATCAATTCAAACTCGTCTTGTATTATATTTATAACATATCCATATTCTTTGTCAAGTCTTAGTTCTATGTAAGCGCCACTGGCATCTTCTCTTATCCACACCCATTGTGGATCTTCATCTAATATTATTACACCAGTTTCTGGGTCTTTACCTAGTCTAATATCACCTACTGTTCGCTTCTTATCAAATTCATTTTCCATTTCTCTAGCAAGTTCTTCATTTATTTGTTTCAATATATCTGCTAAAAAATTTTGTTGTAAAAAATCTATATCAAGTCCTGTAACGTATAAGTTTTCTTCTTCTTCTAAGTAGTCTTGGTCTAAATCATCAAACTGTAGAAAGTCTATATCTAATGCGTCTGCTACTGCTTTAATTTTTTTTACATAATTTTCATCATCTATCTCTTTTGGTTTAGATACAATTAACATGTTGTTGATCATGTCTAATTCTAAATCTAATTTTACAGGTGGTAATGGTGGTTTTTCTGGCACTGTTACTTGTGTTGCTTGAAATGCCTGATTGAGTATTACTTGACCAGCGGCACTCTCAACACTAATCTCACCTACTAAACAATTACCATTAACATCGCAACTTGGTAGTAATATAATAGTAGACCCACCAAGTTCATCTATTGTCATAGAAAAATCTGTACCCCTCACACCTATTGTTGCTGTAGGTGTTGTTATTGTAATATCTTGTCTGGAAGTTTTAGCAATCTGACCTGACGCATATCTTATCGTGCCAAGTTTTGCTGATAGATTTAATTTACCTTTTTTTGTATTAGGGTCGTATACAAATTCATCTATGACAAGTTTACTATGTTGAGTTACATCTACTCTGGTATCATCTACAAATAATATACCAACTTTACCATTACCAGTTTTTACTGTGTCGTATTGTTCTATTTCTAATTCTTGTTCGATTGTTATATCGGTTTTATTACGGTCGA